ATCACCTGTTGCTTGGTCGATGTAAGGGGTTTTCTTCATCTTGTTAACAGTTTCGGACATAAACTGTTCAACTTGTTCTGGTGGTATAGCTCCAACGTTAACATAGAAAACTCTTTTTTCAGGTGCTCTCATAATTCTATGAATAAGCATCGCATCCTCCATTAACATTAATTGTTTAAATACCTTACGGGCAGGCTCTAAAAATGATCTACCATAGGGAAGATAATTAGAGTCTGTAAGTAGTCTAAAGTGGGCTATTTCGTAGTTTTCAAGTGTAAATTGATCTCGTCTAATTGTGTTTGTAGCTCCTGAAGCTAATCCATTAGGATCAAGTGTAAATCTAGTGTAAGATGGGTTGTCAGGGTCGGTTCCTTCTTCTCTTACTACTTCGTAAGTTGAAAGAGGAATTACATTGTAAACTCCAAATTTTTCAGATACCTCCATCTTAAGATAAAAATCACCATATTTACACATATTTCTAATCCATGTAGATAGATTAAATTCAATGTTAAGTACATCATAAAATAAATTATGTAATACTTTTCTAACGTTTTCATTTGATGAATTTACTTTTAAAACATCACCATACTCATTTCGCGATGTAGTTTCATCCGAAATAATATCAAGTGCAGATGCGATGATTGGATCGTGGTCCATTGCTTCATAATCGCTATAAAGCTGCAGCCGCATTGACTGGTAATTAAGTGTTGGGTTGTATTGTAATGAAGAACCCGCTGGTTTGTGTAAGCGGGTAAATCTATCATAAAGTGAGTTGGTTGCTAGGTTTCCATATTTTTGGATCCTACCAGTGTCCATAATTTTTAGGTTTTTCCCACCAACGTTTCTTATGATAACGTCATTCGAAAATAGTCTCCTTAATCTCGAAAATATACTAGTATCTGCCATGTTTGTTTATATAGTGATAAATATTACAGAAGCCAAGTTAGGTCCTGATCTCCGTGTTCTCCCATGTCCTGTGTCCATCCTGCTTGTTTTTTGGTTGTTTTACCGGTATAAATAGGGGGAGCCTCCCGTTGCCAATTTCTTAGGGTAGCGTTTGTTATATCTATGCCCTGTTGTGAGAATTTAAGAGCAGTGTCTCTAACATAACATCCTGTAGCTAAGGACATTACTAAATCATCGTTATAACCTGATTGTGCTTCTGGTCTGCCATTTTTCCATATAAATGTTCTCATTTCTTCTAAGGTTCTTTTACCTTGAATAATGATTGATTTTTCTCTTAGGTAAGCATCTAATTTACCAATAGTTAAAGGTCGAGTCTTCATACTCATTGTAAAACCAGGTGTCATTTTAGTAGTGTCAGTTATATCATACCCTTTTGCTAAAAAAGCTTCTACATTAGTTGCTGCGTCCCCTTTAGGTGAATAATATAATTTAGGGTAGTTTTTATCTATTACTACTTGAATTGTATTCCAACCTATGTTTGCATTTTCAATTACAAGTAAAGCATTATTATACTCTGTTGCAATAGCTACTAACATATGTCCATATTCTTTAGTACCTATTTGTGCTTTAAATTCACCAATTTGTTTAGCGTTTTCAATGTCTATAATATGAAAGGCTGAAAAGTCTTTAGAATCTCCTCTAGCAACGTCTGCTACTATCATATAATTTCTTGAGTAATCTGGATATTCCCAAATATGTAATTCTCCTCCAATGCCTCTTTTTTCTACAGGATCACAAACAAAAGTTTGCTCATAGTATTTTAAAAGATCAACATCGTACACTGTATTACCAGAGGTTGAAAAATCACAATCACACTCTTGTGCAGCCATTCGTAAACCTAACTCATCGTCTTGTTTATCCCTCCATGCTTGGTTTCTTTCAGGGTGTACTGTCCATGGTAATCTAATAGGGATAAATCCATTTCTGTTTTCTTCAGCTCTTACCCACATTTTGTGAAAGAAATTTCCCGTCCCATTAGGTGTAGATAATATAATAGCCTTACCCCCCGTAGATAATGTTTGTTGTGATGAACCCCATATTTCGTCTATTTTATTGGTTTCAATAAATGCGGCCTCATCAATAATCAATAAAGAAATAGCTTCTGATCTACCTGCATCCCCTGCTGCTGATACTGCTTTAATTTGTGACCCATTTTTAAGTCGGAGGGCTAGTTTATTATTTTCTACAAACCCAATTTGCAACCAGGAAGGTAAATTATCATACATAAATTTTACCTTTGTTACTAGGTTTTTAGCTGTGTCTTGTTTTGTTGCAACTACAAGTATTGCTCTATCTTTTTGAAAAATCATCATCCACAACGAAATACCTGCAGATAATGTTGAAATCCCTAATTGGCGAGATTTAAGGATAATACTTCTATCGTTTTTTTGTAATAGGCTAAGGACACCTTCTTGAAAAGGGAATAGGTTAAATTGAATTCTACCTCTTGTTGGGTGTTGAATCCAACAATATTTTTTCATAAAATATACAGGATCTTTTGCACATTTAATATACTCCTGCTTTATTATTTCTTTTATATCTGCCATCGTATATACATAGACAAAAAGATTAGAGGTTTACTGTTTTTAATACTTGTTCTATTCTTTCTTCTGTTGTTCCCTTTAAAACAGTGTATCTAGGACGATATTTAGTTAAAAGTTTTTGAATTTCTTCATCAATTTTATGTCTATAATCGACATCTGTTTCACGAATTCCATTGTCTTCAATATCTATCCCTTCAGGGGAAATATAAAAGATATAATGATATTGGGATATGAAACGTTTAGCATATTCTTCAAATGCATCACCATCTATGTAACTTACTCTTTTAGCACTATTTGTAAAAGCTATTACATCTAGAATTGTTCTATCTGTAATTATTTTATCTTTCATAAGTTCATTTATACGTTCAGCAAGAAAGATGGTTTGTCCTTCAATAGTAGTATTATGGTTTAAGGGGATACCTAATGAATTAAGATATTTACTACGTTCAGTAGTACAAGCATAGTCCTTAAAATGTTCGAGTTTAGAGAGTGCTTTAACTAATGTAGTTTTACCAACACTCATAGTACCTGTGAATCCTATTTTCATTTAGCTTCGATTTGTATATCCTTTAGGTGCTGATCTCTTTGAAGGAGGCAGACCATCTCTATGTTTTCTCATTTCTCCCCAATCATCTCTTGAATACTTAATTCCTGAGAGATAATAATCTTTAACTTTTTGTTGTTTATTTATAACTGCAGGTCCTTCCCAATTATGGAATTTAGCAACTCCTTCAATTTGTAAAACATACGCTGTTGTTTTACTACCATCTGATTCTTCTCTAGTTAATTTCATATCTCTTGTTGTTGATTTGCCATATGTTCTTGAGTTAACTTTTTTTACTGGTGGTTTTAAAATTGATTCTGCAACATAAGTACCTTGTGCTCCTGATACTGTAATACCTCTTGCTGATAATGCATCACCTACGAAATGAACGTTAGGAAACCTAGTTAAACTTAAATCATCATACTTAACTAAAGGTTCAGGTGATAAATATTTTACTTCGGGCATGTAAATGCCCCAATCATTGCCTAATGTTGGAAATACTTTTTTCATATCTTCAATGAAGGATTCAATGTGTAAAGCATAATCACCTAAGGCATCATGTAAAGGATCCATACTGTCTACTACAACACATTTAACATATTCACCTTCAGATGTTTTAGATGGGACTCTTTTACTAGGTGAGAAAAATGTACCTGTTTCGTTTATTTGTAGTTTTTTGACTGCTTCTCTCGACCAATCAAATGGTTTATCTATGCCTTTAATTTCCATTAAAATACCAAAATTAGTCATATCATTTCTAAATGCTTCATCCTTTTTAGCATGTCCATTGTAACTATGATTACCATATGTGTCTTCAACAGCTACATAAGCGGCATTATTATTTGTACAGAATGAACGAAGTGATACACCTTTTTCTTCGAATTTTTGGTATAATTTAAAATCGTAACTTACATCAATTAATTTTTGAAAGTGATGTTGTGGTGCTTCAAATCTAACACCAATTTGAACTGATTTAGGTTCTGTGGGTAATTCATATTTTTCAGCTAATTCTTTACCAAAGTCAATACCTGATTTGCCTACACCAAATATAAGTTTATCATATTGTAATACTTTTACTACTTCACTAATGGGGGGGCCTTCATATTTTAACTCATTAAAATCAAAATCAATATCGGTTACTTTAGATTCCCATATAAATTCAACATCATTGTCTACTAAGAAATTATACCAATTCTTGCCAATTTCATGTAGATAATCGGTTCCTACGTGCCATACGGGGAACAGGCGCAAACCAAAGTGTGGTTTAATAAAATCGGGTTCTTCTTGAGGATCTGAACATTGTACTTCTGATGGGTTGGGGTGAAAGCGTTTAAAATTAGCAATTACTTCATCAAATAATTTCATTGCTTTGTCTTCACCACAATATTTTGACAATTGACCACCTATTGAAGTGTGATAAGTTAATTTACCATCTGACCACCCACCTGCTCCTAAAAAGCCTGTCATTACCTCTTCAGGTAGACGTTCATGTGGGGATTTTCCCATGTCAATGATGGTAATTTTTCCTTTATAATTGTTATCTATTAACTTAGTTGCGGCATTTACTCCTGCTACGCCTGCTCCTACAATTACTGTTGTTTCTTGCATTTTATTTTCTTTAATGGTTAAATATATGAAAGGAAAGTGACCCATCCAAAGGATGGGCCACAGCTCCTAAATTGTTTTTAAATCGACTGGCTATGAATCAGTCTGTACGTTTGTGTTTATTTCTTCCTTATTGGAAGTGTTCGTTTAAGTCTTTGTCTTGTAATTTATATAAAGTATATCCCTGTATTCTGTGTCGCGATGTATCTATTGCTGAATGTATATATTTATTATCTTTATGTGCTTCCTTTAAAGATTCTTTTATTAGGTCTATTTCTCTCATTACCTTTAAAAAATCATTCCCCGCATGTATATTATCGTCTACTATAAGTAGGGTAGATGTTTTGTCCATAATACAATTTCTTATTATTTCATATATAGGGGGGGCTTCTCCTCTAGTTTTTTCGGGGGATAATAAATATTTATTTACTAATTTTGATAGTATGATTCCTTGGGTTGTTCCCGTCTTTTTCATTGATTTATCTTCATCATCTGAACGAGTAGACACATATGTACTTAAATTATTTTTTATAGAAGGTGTTTGTTTACTATAAATCTCATGGTCTATTTGGTGTCTAATTTCTTTAAATTGGATTTTAGATATTTTTATTATATCTTCTGTGCTTCTTAATTGTTTAACCCATAGTGCTATCTTACGGGATAAAGGTTGGCTAGAACCTAAGTAGGCAACATATGTAACTTTTTCAGGAATTGAGAATTTTATTAAATTCATCATAGAAGAATCATCTACATTTTCTGGGTTATTTTTAAGAATATCCATAAAATGTTTAACATTTTCTACCCCTTCGGCTGACTCTAGACTATAAAATACCTTATGATTTGCTTTTTTAGTAACTCCATCAACTCGAGATAATTGTTCTCCCTCTATATCCCTATAAGATATATCAAACGTAGGAGTATCCCCCGATGTATCTACTCGTATTCCCTCCTTAAGCTCATGTTTATGCTCAGTAACGAACTTTATATAGTCAAACTTAGCCATTTTATTTTTTATTTTTTGATTTGCCAATTTTTTCTATTGATCTACCACCAAAATAAGCACCAATAACTGTAATTAATATTAGTTGTAGTAAATCTGTCCACTTTGCTTCAACATTAAAATTAATAGCTCCTGCGTCTATAAATATCATAAGGACAGTAGAAATTACTAAAAAAATTAGCACTAATGGTCTTACATTTTTACTTAACCAACTGTCGCTGTTCATATCTGATGACCATCTGTCTGTTATATTTTGTTCCATTTTAGCCTCATGGTCAGCTATAAGTTCTTGGATTTTTCTTTCCGCTTCTAATTTTTCTTCTTTAGAAGTTGTTAGGTTATCGAGTACGCCCCCTACTCCTTTTACAAGTTCGGTTGCTCCTGATGAAAATATTTTAGATAGTATGTTCATGATTATCGTCCTATGTCTATTTTAATTTTTCTAACTTTAATCTGATTTTCAATGTCTTTCAATTGTTTTTCATATTTAGAATATTGAGCTCTACTATCTTCTGATTCCATTTGAGATACTATGCTATTATATTTTAGGGATAATTCTTTAAGTGCAGGGTCGCTTTTATAAAGGGATTGGCTTATTCGAGAATTTCCTGCTATTACTAAGGCAAACAAAGCTGCTCCCGTTAGGAAGTTTTTTATTTTTCCCTCCTCCATTTCTTCTAACATAGTGTTAAAATCAAAATTATCTAAAGGGTTATAATCGTCGTCTCCAGGATTAGGTGTGTTTGTGTTAACACCATCTATATCATCTACATCGTCATCTCTAAGATCACTTATAATTTCATTTACTGTTTTTTGTGCCCAGCTTACAAGTCCCGCACTAATATTATTGTTAATTACTGCGTTAATTACTTTAAAGAAGTTTGAATCATCTAGTTTATAAACTTCAACTAAAAATAATTCACGTACTCTGTCGTCTGTTGTGTTTGTTTGGTCATATAGATCTCTTAAACCATCGTAAATAAATTTACCATAACGTAGATCTTCTGGTTCATTAGGTAATGTGTCTACTTTATCGATGACTGCTTTGTTGGCTTCTCTATCTGATCCAAAACCTTCTGTTCCTAAAATTTCGTGTAAACCTTTTATAATTTCGTGAACAAGCATAGGAAAACAAATTGCATTTGCTTTAATAACAAATTGTTCCTCTTCCTCATCATATTGCATTTCAGATTCTCCGCCTTGCATCATTTGACCTTGTTCCATCATAGCTAACATTAATGCTATCGCTTCATCATTATCGTATATACCAAACGATAATTTTAGGATTTCATTATATTTGTCTGTTACTTCAGTGTCTATTTCATCTAAGTGTTCTCTAAACAAAAGAAAGATAGATGCCCCTCTTATTGATGCCCCTTGTGTAATAGAATTAATGATTCTTCTTTTTTTCTCAAGATCTATATTGGGGGCCATTGTAGGTTCACCTTCTTCCTCCTCGTCGTCTTGTTGTGGCGGTTCTAATGTAAAATCTTGTCCTAAAGAGGCTTCAATACGAATTTCATTGTAGTCGATGATGGGATATACTTGGCGAACTAT